GGTAATATCACCTGACAGGCGATTTGCATCGGCATTAGCAAAGTTTGAAGTCTTCCCTTGGTTAATCCTTCTTGCTGCCGCCAATACTGTTCTTTTAACCCCCTTGCCTTGGGGATGGTGCGCCTGAAAAACGCCCTTGAATGCCGGATCTTTGGTCACACTTGTTCTTTCAATAGTCACCATCGGCAAAATGAGATTGCCATTTGAATCCCTCAGATCTTTATTATTTTTTAATTGAAAAGTTCGTTCAGCTGATACCCAAATAGCAGGCGCCTTTTTCCAACCTTTATTAGTTTTTGTATGTATATCCAATTCGTTATCAATATATTCAAACAAAGCAGTATCAATCGTCTCCAGAGTTGAAGGCATAAAAATTACTTCTTTTAATTTACCTCTGGCGTCTCTAATTTCAGTATATGAATAATCATGTGGCATCGAACAGGCCCTCCCTTGCTCTTATACACTTCGCGGAGATCTCCATTCTGTGATCTATCTGACCAAACAGTTGTTTTGGCTCTGCGAGAGTTACTATCTCATAGAAGAATTTACCATACAAAACAAAATCACCTTCTCTAACAAATAAATCTTGATCTTCCGTTAATCGACGTTTATGAAAATGTACGTTAATATTCGCTTCTTTATCTAAGCCTATATTCTGATTATACTTGGTATTGATGCCTTGAAATTCTACTAATGCGTAAACTCTAACAGGCGGTAAAAATGTTTTTTGTATCGCTTCGCCATATACAGAGTGAAAATCAGTCCTATCAATATCAATCGGATAATAAACTATTTGCTGACCAATAACTCTTTCAATTAGTTCATCGTTAACCTGCTTTACAAGGTTGCGCTCCTTTTCTCCTAAAAAGAGGGGAGGAGGCGGATGATCTGGTCTTTTCCATTTATTGTCGGCCATTGTTTAACTACCCATGGTAAATTAATAGAGGGATCTCTTGCTGTACAGTGTCTACCGCAGTCAGCACAGCCGCTTCCTGCTCTGCCAAAGCCTTATAGGTCATTTCATCTAATATAGTTTTTAATTCTTCTTTCAGGGCCTTCTGCTCTTCCTTAGCTTGTGACATTAATTCTGAGTGATTAAGGGTTACAGATTCGCCTGGGATTGGTATTGTTGTAAACTTTCCTCTAATATGGGCTAATGTCTCCTTTGACAAAGCTATAGCATATCTCCGAATCCACTGTTTACCTATCGCATTAATATTTTGGTACGGAATGTTATCAAAAGGCAAAGTATTCATATTATTAATGCCTTCTATTCCAGACTGCCTATCATTATCTTCTTGCCAACCATCTTTCTGGATTGTAAATGAAACCCACATATGATCTGGATAACTTCCATCTGGTGATGGATATATTCTCAATTTGTTATTATGAATCTCGTAAGAAAAATGAGACAATCTAGTATAAAGATGATCTTCGAAGGCCATCGCTTGCAACTTATTGTGAAAAGTCGGAATTATTTCAAAAGTTGTATCGTCAGCAAATTGTCCATAATGATTCAAATTGCCTACAACATTTAATCCTCCGAAATATCCATAGAATCTCCAAGCCGATTGAGGTGTTTTGTAAAAAACACGTCTAATGGTGACTTTATTGCCTTTCACTAAACCACTAAATTCAGGTGTATGTCCTGTTGCAGAGTCAGTGCCGCCCTCGGCGGCCGAACTTGAAATAACTGACTGTAAATCGTAATCCTGCACCCCACCCAACAAGTTAAAAGAAGCCGAATACTCTGTTAGAGAGCCACCAAATCCAGCTTCTTGTGCGGCGCCATCGGCAACCCTTTTAGCATATCTAAATTCATATCTAGGTAATTTAAGGTTAACATTTGTACCGACAGAGCCACTATTGGTCATATGGCCATCATGATCAAATGTGCCGGTTGTCATGCCAAGTAGGTTTGCCAAAACATTCTTAGCTTGATGTGTGTTTATATGATATGAATATTCTAAACACGATAATTCATAATGTGCATATACAGCGGCTGGCATAAGCTCGACATCAAGAACGTCTCCACCAAGCATCTTATAAGTATAGCTTACTTGGTCAGATGCGCCTGATATAAAGTTTGTATCATACAAAGGAGAACTTTCATCGGCATAAATTGCAAAAGGATACGATTTGAGTTCTGAGGCGGTGTCCCCCTGATTAGGGTAAGTGCCGGCACTTCCTGTCGAAGTTAGTATAGACTTACTAGTCTGCGAAGATGGTGTTAGCTTAGGTATGGCCATACATAGAATCTCCTATTCATATTAAATAGTTTCTCACCGGACAAAGCGCCGGATTTATCAAGGAGACTGTGTGGCGGCCTTCTTCCTCGTCGTTCGGCGGGTTCTGGACTTTTTAGGCGTAGTGGATTTCTTGGATGATGCCTTAGCGGTTGTCTTTTTTGGCTTTAATATAGGCTCGGGCTTTACTTCCTGCAGCTCTGGTTCTATATTTAGTGTTTCCTCAGCCGCCTTCAAAATAGGTGTCTCTTCAACTACTTCCTGCTCTTCGACTTCTTGTAGATTTTCAACAAGTTTTGAATTGGCGCTGGCGAGCCCTCTATACTTCGGATGTTTTCTCAAGCCAGCAAACTTTGGACTATGTAAAACTCTTCTTTTCTTTCCCATTATTCCTCCAATGGTTATAGTAAATAGTTCTCAAAAAAAAGAAACCCCCAACCGGTTGGAAGGAGGGCTTAAAAAATTGTTTTAGAAAAAACCCCCCGGCAAAGGCAGCGGTGCTGGTCTTTCGAGGGCTTCTTTTATATCTTTTATTTGCTTGGTGAGGTTTTCTAGCGCCTCACAAGTCAATTCAAACTGCTGTTCCATCTGATTTATTTTTTCTTCAATGATGGATTGGCGCTCCGAAATGCTTTGGTGTTCCATTCTACCTCCAATGGATATAATAAATAGTTCCCAAATAAAAGAAACCCCCTTCCAATGCTGGAGGGGGAGCAAAATACATTGCTTGCTATGCAGGATGATTATCCAGTAATTGTGATGCCGCCGGCTGCGCCGGTGATTCCCCAGCCATAAAATCCAGTGCCATCGCAAATAATAGTTACTTTGTCGCCGATCAATGCAGTGTTAGCAACAAAGTTGAACTGATCGCCTGTAATTGCATTCTCTTCATCTTCGTTACCGCCGGCGCTGCAAACTACTTTGCCAGACATTTTATCGGCTGTTCCACCTGCAATGATATATGCAGTAGTCGGATCGGTACCAACAATAAATGTAAAGTGACATCCGGAAATGTTGGTGGCAGTAACGGCCGGGAGTGTCACAGTAAACCCTCCTGCGAGGTTTAGCATAAAAACCTTTCCACTGTCTGCTACCGTTAAAGTCTTGGTCGTAATTAACGACTCAACCTTGTGTCTTTGTCCCGAAACCACGCTCGGTGACAGCGCAATATCCCTCTTCAAATTTTCTAACATTGCCTCCATTCTAGCGAGACCTACTCTTTTGCTTCCCATAGTTAAAAACCCTCCTTTTATAATCGTGTCACCGCTAAATTGCGGCCGTGCCTTCGAGCACGCAATAACTTGGAATGAACCTTTACGATTCACCTATAAGTAGTCAACGACGGCATTATAAGCAATAAACAAATAAAAAACCCGCCCTCCGAAGAGAGCGGGTTGGTTGGGTCAATTGGACCTTACGAGTTAGGCGGTTGCGCCGGCCTCACCGATAAGTCCTCGGACAACGACGACACCGTACATGTCAGGTCGGACCATCTTCTTCGCATAGCGAGTCATGACGCCCTTCCGGGGCACGAAGTCCTCGATACCGAAGATCGTGGGAGTGACCTGCAGCGGGACGTATGGAGCGTAGACGTAGCCACTCTCAAGGAAGCTACTTCCGCGGCGGCCAACAAGGACCACGTTACGCGGGAAGTAAGGATCGACGAACACGTCGAACTTCTTAGAGATAGAGCCGGTCTTGACGGCGCCGATAGTACCGGTAGTGTCGTCAACCGTTACCGATGCGCGGAATCCAGAAGTAAACTCAAGGATATTCGCAACCTCGGGGGAGCACACTACAAAGTTTGCGCCGCCTCGGAGCGTCTTGCGATGAATTCTCGCCGACACATCGTTAATGGTCTCGATCAGAGTCTCATACCATTCGCTGACGGTACCTGTGAAGTCCGGAGCGGCCGAAGACGCACCAACCTCAGCACCGGTCTCGCGATTGACGAAGAGGCCCGGAGAGCGTGCCCAGTAGAGCGTACCGGCAGTCGCACCCTTGAGAAGATCAACGAGAATCTCGCGATCAATTTCAAGAGCAATCTGCTCGGAAAGAATACTGGTAAGCTCAACCTCGGCATCAAGGTTGTGGTAGGCGTTGAGATCCTGTCCCAACTCCGGAGTCCACTTAGCCTTGAGCTTCTTGGTCTGCGCCGTCACGGCAATACTATCCACCTTGATGTCGATCTCAGGAATGTCCTTCTGATCTTCAAGGCCCCAGGAACTAGCACCCTTAAGAGCGCCAACGGTATCACTAGCAATGAAGTTATCATTGATAGCATGTGTGAAGGTAAGGCCATCTGCATCAAGTGCAGCTGCCGGAGTATCATTACCGGTAAGGGACTCTCTTAACGCGACGCGCTCGGCATCAGTGCTAAGGGACGCAGTAGCAGCCCAAACAGCAATATAGTTAGTAGAAGTAACCGGATCTGTTCGCGTGAGGCGCTTAACAAGCGCCATTCTGTGCTCAGAAAGCGTACCACCACTATGGTGCATCGTAACAAGATTCTTGCTATCAAACTGGCTACTCAGACCAGAATCCGTCTTCGAGAAGGTACCAACAACAACGAACGTACCCGAAAGATCCGGATCATACTGAGTCAACTTTGCAATGTTAGCATAGTCTGCATCGAAGATGATTGGATTGGTCTCGGTCTTACCGGTAAGGTTGTCCCCACCAGAACCGGACGCGCGGAAAGTGACGGACACCGTAGAAGAGCCAGTCGGGGATGAATAACCGTTAACCAGGTTATAAAATCCTCTTTCCTGCGAGAACACAGTACCACTAACAAGCGTGTCGTCCAACGTCACACCACCAGTGATCTGTGCACCAACGCGGCCACCGCCGAACAGCGAATCGGCGTTGAATGCGCCGGCGTGCAGTCGGTTCTTGCCGCCAAGACCTGCATCCGTATCGCTGGACTCGTCAGAGCCACCGAACGTAAAGTCGAGGAAGAAGATAAGGCCAGAGGGCAAGCTCATAGGCTGCACACTCACCAAATCGTTAGCCAACAGGCCACCAAACACCCGTCGAACGAGCGGGAATGCGACAGAGGCAAAGCCCTCCACATCACCCTGAGACATAGCAGAACCTGCAGCCTCCTTAAGCAGTTGCTTGGCCTGGTTCTCCAAGAGACGGGCCATACCCTGCTTAGCAGAGTCATTGTTAAGACCCTCAAGCAATCCAGTTCGCTCCCACTTTCTGAGCAGAGCATCACCTTCTTTCTTGAGGTTTCTATCAACAATGCCTTCAGTTAATTTTTCTAAAATAGACATTTTTTGAATCCTCCTTTAAGGTTTATTAAATACTATTAGTCTAGTCTTTTACAATACCAGCTAAACGCTGGAGTCTTTGTTTAACCGCGAATTCGCGGCCATCAGATGAATTCTTTCTTCTACGAATAGAAAGTGACGACCTTTGGATTGCTTCGCTTAGTGATTTCGGCTGCTTCTTTGAAGGGCCCACCGCGCTTTGAAGTGTTTCGTATATAACCTTCGCTTCTTCTATAGATTCGGAACTCTGAATAGACTCGACAATCTTATTTTTTTGTCGCTCATTCAGTGAGACGCTATTCAATGTGCGATTCACATAATGTAATTTAGCATTATGCAAATTCACTTCGTCCAATTTATTTTTCAAATAGACGACAGCTTTTTTAAGCTGATTGTTGTCCTTTTTCAAGGAACCTTTTTGCTCCATTAACTTGTCCATAGTCTTCTTCATCGCCTCAATCTTTTCTTGATTTTCGGTAGATGCGGCTCTGGCCAATCTAATTTCTTGAGCGTATGCTTTATCTGATTCTGGTCTTCCGGCCCAGCCCGTAAGGTCGTCGCCAGCAAGATCCACGATCAATTCTTCCATGAGTTCAGAAATATCCGACTCATCTAATATATCTCCATCTTCGTCTTCATATAATTCTTCTTCGAGAGTTTCCTCTTCTTCATCCAACTGGATGATATCTTCGTCCAACTCAATAGATTCTTGAAGGGGAAGCTCCTCCTCTTCGGCTCCTAGCTCCTCTTCGGCTCCTAGTTCACCTGCAAGGGTCTCTACAGCTTCGGGCTCGCCCAGCTCCATCTCATCTGCCAACTTCCGAAGATCATCAAGCGAAAACTCCATTTCAACATCTTCTTCATCGTCAGGACAAGGACAAAGTTCTAAATCTTCGCCGGCGGCGGGTGGAGCTTGATCGAGAGCGGATGGTTCTTCGGGTTCACCTTCGAGGCCCATTTCGTCCTCTAGACCCATTTCGTCCTCTAAACCCAGTTCATCCTCGGGTTGTTCTAGGAGTCTTTCAACCGCCTCCTTTACTTCTGAAGAATACTTTTCAATAATAGCATTCTCGGCGTTTTGCATAGCAGCCTCTCTTAGAGCGTTAGCATCAACTATGGCCTGTTCGAGCATTGATGACATTTATTAAAAACTCCCATAAAATCTTTCAAAATAAATAGTATCTAAAAAGGTCAAAATCCCTACGCTCCCTTAGAAGACTCTTTTAATTTCTTCAAAAGCGCTAATTTTCTCTTCTTCTTTCGTCTTCTGATAGCTGAAGGCTTCTCGTAGAATTCTGTTTTATTACGGTAATCTTCAATTATTCTCTTTTTCTTGACTTTCTTTAAAAACCTTTTTATTGCCCTATCTATATGTTCGTTTCTTCTCGGCCTCACAACGACGTGTGCTGGTGAACTGCCGGGCGGGGTTCGATCATAGGGACTATAATTACTCTTTCTTCTCAAAATATCTCCATGTCATTAATAATAAGTAGTATATGAAATTATAATTCGTGTTAGAAGCTGGCGCCATAAAGTTTAATAATAAATTTTCCTGCGGTATACTGTCCGCCGGATTGGGCGCTTGAACCCGCTGAAAGGTATAAATAATCATTAACAAGGTTCGTAAAATCTGTAGCAAGAGTGCTTGTTCTGCTCATACCGGCAGTCCATGGAACTCCGCCGGCGCTTATTATGGATGTAAGAGTCCCGGTTGAGTTCACCGCAACGTCCTCCGCCAAAGAGTTTGAGTTTGCGGCCAAATCGATATCAGCGGTAGTATTTGTACCGGCTGGAAGCTCTATACAGCTCATATCGGCTTTATAAACTATTCCATTTACTGCTGTTGTAATCTGAGTTATGTAAGCAGCTGCCACTCCTTCTTCTCCAATAATGTCGTTGACCGCGGTGCCGACATACAAATCTTCTATATCAACCAAGATGGTAGTTATAATTTCTCCGTTAACTTTAGAAACATACTGCGTAACTCCTGCGGCTCCGTCAAAACCCCCACCGGTGGCGGTCGCGGTTCTAGAATTGATCTGGATTTCGTCATTGCCCCCATCGACGAAGAACGCATGAGTCTGGTTATTGCTTTGAACCCGAAAATCATAATCGGCGCCTGTTGTATTGAAGTGGCCGGATCCGATGGTTTGAAAACCCAGACCCCCCCAAGTTAAGAGGTACCCCGATTCACACCATAGCTTACCGGTAACGGTGTCGGGAGCGGTAACAATGTCGAGATAAAGGGGCTTATGATAAAAAAGATAAGAGTCATTCTGATCACCGCCATTAAAATATATGCTATTCGAAGTAAGACTAATGGCGTTGACTACATCTTCCGTGGAGGTTATAAGAACTGATGCCTCTGAGTCAATCGTGACATCGGCCGTGGCGTTAACATCGAGACCGGTCAGGTTGGTGGCGTCGATATCGGTAATACCACCGGTGGCGGTAAAAGTACCATTAACAGTTAAGGGGCCGTCAACATTTCTCAAGTTCTTAGTTATAAATTTAAGAATTCTTCCATATGAATCTCTTAAATTTTTAATATTTAATATAGAACGATTAGCCATAATACAAGCACTCGACTTTAATAATTAAACACCTGGGAAACCATCCCAGCTCCCACTCAGTAAGCCGGCTTCAATGCCGGTTAGCCCTGCTATAACCGATGCAGTTGTGGACATATCCGCATTTAATTTCTCGTGACCCATCAAATATACTCTTGTCACCTTAAAGTCTGCAGAAAAAGACTCTGTTCCACTCAAAATAAAATAGTTATTATTCGAATCTCTGAGGCCGTCTTTCGAAAAAGCAACTCTCATTGTGGCGCCATGGCTATTTGGCCCATCATTCCTAATGACGACGAACTTGGTTACATAAGGAAAATTGATTACTTCATAATTTGTAGCGGTATCAACGACACCAGAAACAGGTATTTGTATGGATGAAGTGATAAACGGTCGTGCAGATACCTGATAGGATCCCACATTCCCTAATCCAACGTGATAACGTTTCATATATTTCTCAGCCATTATTTACACCTCTCCATATAAATAGTAATCAACCCATCAAAGCTTTCCAATTTTTTCCTCCTAAAGCCACAATTCCAGAAATATCTACACCTGGGTCACCCGAATCTACATCACCCAATGGGCTAGCTACCACCTGAGCTGGACTTCTTTGTTCAGGAGCGGGAGTTGTACCTTCGAAGATATCAATGCCTCCGTAAGCATCCTTTCCTATTGCGTCCAATAATTTCCTTTTTGTCTCAGTAAGCTGAGTTTTCTTTCTTTGGAAACTTTTCTTATCAAACATAGGCTTCTCTACTGGCGGCTCGGGACTTCTTGCCTCTCTTATTATTGGAGCACCCATACCTTTGGTGACCTCCGCAACAATACCTGAAAGAAGGCCCTCTTCTAATAGGACTTCTCTTACGCTCTCTTTGACTAAAGGCTTTATTAAACTTTTTAGTTCAGATCTTTTCATTTATCACCCTTTGATAATACCTGCTAATTGTTGGAAACGCCTTATCTCAGTAAGCCTAGAGCGGCGGATTGCCGCGGCCGTTTTCAAGCGTTTCGCATATTTCTCGTCCGTCTCATCAGGCTTCTTCTCGGGCTTTGCGCCCAATTTTGGATCCCATTCTGGTTCCGGCGCCGCCTCGGCTTCTGGTTCGGCTGGGGCTGCGGGGGCTTCTGGTTCCGGCTCTGGCTCTAGCTCTGGCGCTGGCTCGGCTTCTGGTTCCGGCTCTGGTGACGGATCTGGCTTAGTCTCAGTTGGTTTGCCATGCTCGTCAATATAATTCATATTCTGTAAAAGATCATTTAAAACTTTCAGTCTTGAAGAATGTTGCGCCTTCTTCCGAAGAGCCATAATGCCAAGGGCGCCAACCGGTGCGGCTATAGCAAGCGGTCCTAAGAACTGACTAGCAGCCACACCAGCCATTCCTGCCGCGGTGCGCTTCGTGCCACTGACAACCATACGTTTCATAACGGGCTTCAGTGCTTTTATAACAACTGACTTGCCCAACTTGAGTCCCAAATCACCGGGGCCCTTCGAAGTTGCGCCCATTTCTTGTGCGGCTCGATTAAGGAATTTCATCGTTGCACCAGCCCCCCTAATACCAGGATCTCCGTGGCGGGCTCGGCGCGCTAACATATCAACACCATCGGGTATGCCAGAAGGCACATCACCACCAAGCAAAGCTCTTGCAATGCCTACATCCGGGGTGATAGTCACATTCTCTGCGGCGCCGAGTTCGACGGCTCGGGCGGTAACTTTTTGCACATCTTCAGGCGACAAGCCGCCCATAAAATCGGCAAACTCTCCCACTGTCTTGCCAACACTTATTTCTTCCAGCGGGAACATTTCTCCAAGAGTATTGACCCCGCTGGCCTTTGCGGCTCTAAATGCTTTCATAAACTTGCCTGGATCAGCAGAGAGTTTTGCCAAATCCCTTGGCTTCCATCCGGCGGTTCTCATATCTCTAAAAAGTCTAGCTGCTGGCACATTGGAGTCATAAAAGCCCGAATCACCATGAAGTAGTCGGCCGGCCATTTGTGTGAATCCTTCACCTGGCAATGGGCTTAATTTGCCTATGACTTTATTTTGAAGATCCATAAAAGGAACATTCATCTTCCAGGCTTCCGTGGTCAAATCCACAAACCACTGCGAATCAACTAGAAGTTTTCCGAGAAGACCCCCTGCTCCTATTAAACCTAACATCGTCGGCAATTTGAGAGATTTCATACTAGCCATAGCTGCCGTCTCTTTGCCCGTTTCAATTGGTCCTTCTTCTTCAGGTTCACCCTCTTCAGGCTCGCCTTCGTCGCCTTCCGTGCCGGGTGGCCTAAGAGATCTTTGTTGTTTTTTCTTTCTGCCGCTAAATGGCCAAACCTCATTAACGCTATCTTCCTCTTCTGCTTCCGTGAGATGTTTATACAGATCATACAAATCATAATCTATAGAACGCTTTATAATAACACGAAGAGCATCAATAAGCTCATTTGTCACGCTGAATTCCATTTTACCGTTCTTGGTGGCACCCACAAGAGCAGTATAAACATTTCCTATTTCATCAGCTTGAGCGCCGAATTCATCTGTGCTTTTTTGATTTGGGAATCCAGTCTCTTTGAGCTTCTCCATCATTTGGCCGGCAAGATCTTTTGCTTCACCTTTAGCTTTATTGGCCAGCTTATCCAAAGCTTTTTCTGTCTGTGCTTTAGCTGCTTTATCTCGTTTGCTGCGGCCCCAAATCTTGCCACCCTTTTCCCAAGTTCCCAGAGTCTTAGCAACTGCGTGCTTAATACTCTGCCAAATGCCCTCATCCAGGCGTCCTTCCTCGACAGCTAGCTGAAGCTCTTGTATAACAATCTTATTAAGTTGTTCTCGGGATAACCCAATCTTTCTCTTCATAATAGTAGTTCCTTTAAATTAAATAGTCTTTATGAATTAGTTTCTCAATATATCATTTAGCATTCTATAAAGTCTATCAGACTTTGTGAATATATTCGGCTCCTTATGTTCTCTCATTCCCGTTTTTGCATGCATATAGGCACCAGGGGTTGAAGGTTCGGAAACAAAATCAAAACAAATAAGTTGAAAATCATCTTCTACTATTGTCTGACCATTTGATTCTCTTACGGAACCAAGACCTCTCGAAGAGATACCAAGTGAAACGCCAGAATTGGCTAACTGCTTGAGAATATTTCCTGATGGAGTGTCTAGTATCTCAACCTTACCCATTAAAGAAGGGCCATCCCACCACATATGTGTAACGAGATGAGAAGCATTCTTAAGATTGATAACTGAATCGTCAGGGTGATCCAGTTCGCCGAGTGCACGGCGCTCCTTTACGAGTTTCCAATAGTTCTCAACTTCCCTTTGGAGAATCTTTTGGGAATATACTCTGCCGTTACCATTCGGAGTGTCAAACTTCTGCATACAGCCAGACATATAGAACTTCTTTCCAGAAGCCATATCTCGCTTTTCTTGTTCCGTTAGAACGTCTTGGCACACTCCACCGTCGCAGAGTGCATAGTATTCGCGTAAAAGAACTTTAGCCATTAGTAGATTCCTCTTCTAGCTTCTTGAGTTTTGAGAAATATTTAAGAACTTCTTGGAAACCTTCAATTGCTTCATCAACATAGTTAATTGCATTACCCAAGCCTTCCATATCATAAATACCTAACGCCTTTGCATCTTTTTCTATCTCTTTAGCAATTTTAAATAATTTACCTGTGTGTCCGGATAAAACCGCGTGAGCTTTTTCAGCGCGAACTCCTTTTTTGGTTGCTACATCAGTTTCACCTGCTTTTCTTTCCCACTCGCCTGCCGCCTGTCTGGCCACATCGCCGGCGCCTGGGCCGGCTACGAATTCGGTGCCCTTTGCAGCAGCACGGGCAAGCTTGCCACGACCTCTTTGAAGAGCCGCCTTCCCTTTCCCCTTCATGCCCTTAATTCCGCCAGCTGCACGGGCGGCGGCGCGTGATAGAAAGCCCTCGTCAAGCTCGCCATTCTCAATCATCAATTGAAGATCTTCAGCTATCATTTGTTTTAATTCAGATTTTGTAATTTTCATTTTTTTATTTCCTTATAATATTGCGGGCGCAACCCGCGCGAGCTAAGATCCGCTACAACAACGGCGAACTTCTGGAATGTTTCTGCGTCGCATATCAACCTCCTTGTGTAATCTCTTCTGCTTCTGCGGGAATAGTATCAACTTGAGATGCTGTTGCAACGGCCTCTGCTTCCTCATCAGACATTTGCCTTAGAATATATGCTAGAAGGTATATGGGCGCCGCGAGAGCTTTGAATCCCCATTTACATAACTTCTTCCCCACCATTGATATCGACGAGGCGCCTTGGGAAATGGCACCTGGTTCGCCGACCACGGCAGTCTCCGCTGCTCCCGCAATTGCCGTTGGAGCGTTCCATACATCACAGATGCCAGATTGTAACTCCGGAATAGCAACCAACATATCTGCTAATTTATTTCTACCTTCAGGGGTGGCTAACATAGCCATTAACAATTCTTTACCAACTTTGGCGGCAGAGCGGGCAACTGTGGCGCCGCCAGCAGCAACAACAGGAGCAACAGGAGCAACTTCATTTAACCGTTGTCCTTCAACAAGAACACTCCTGGGAATTGGAATTTTATGTTCCCTAAGAGTTTGAAATTCTTGTCGAGAAATCACAACCGGTCTATTGTGTCGACGGCTTTTTGTGATTCCCAACAACTCTTCCTTGATAATCTTTTTAAGTTGTGTCTTTGTGATTTTCATTCTTGTGTTCCTTTGGCGCGGTCTCGGAGCGTCTGGTGTAATGTTTTCCCTTTGAGTCGGACGCGTTCTCCGCTCTTGGTGTGTCCGTACTCGCTAGCAGGCTGGACATCCTCTAGTGCCTTCACGCGTCGTATTAGTTTAACGATGGTTTGAACGACACCTTCTGGGCCTCCTAGTTTTCTAAACTCTTGCAACATGGTGTTTAATTCTTGCTGTAAATCTGCTTCATTTATTATTTCAATTTCTTCTTTAAGCTCTTCCTTGATAATCTTTTTAAGTTGTGTCTTTGTGATTTTCATATTTTCATCCCTTTTGAAGGCCCCAAATCACCATATTTTTCAACCAGAAGG